ACAATCAACGATTTCTTTTTATTTTTAGAAAAGTTAGATAAAATTAGTGTTGACAAGGTCGCACAAGTTTATGGATTATATAGAATTTTTGGACACCCTATATTAGATGAACAATTAGGTTTGGCCAAAATGAGAGGAATCGGATTAAAACCATCTGCCTTTGATATTGAAACTAATAACAAAGGATTATGTATGTTTTTAGAAACAATTTACAACAATTATATTAAATTAAACAAAACTAGACCAAATTGGGATGTGAATTTATTACCCGAAAATTCATATATTCGACAACAATTTAAAACTAGTAATCAAGTAAATGTTTATCATCCCAAATACAACAGTAGAGAATGGTTATATGTGATATTAAATCCAATTTTCGAAAAAACAGATTATATGAACCCAGCAGAGATTATTAGCGATAAAGCAATCTCATTACCTAAAAATGAATTGACAGAGTCAATACGTAGAAATAAAGGATCTGGATATGGTGAAAAAAAGAGATTAATAATTAAATATGCAAGTACTGATGTAGATCAAATATCAAAATGGATCAATCAGGTAGATGAACATGGATTTCCAGAAGATTGGTGTGTAGCCGGTCAATGTCCTAAAGAAAGAGAAGTAAATATGATTGCAAGAAATTTTACATGCTTTCCACTAGAACCAAGATGCATTTTTGTTCATACAGAGTCTTTATTAGCAGATCAAGTATTACCATTATTTCCAGAAATAACCATGTCAGATGATCTTCTTACCAATATGACCAAACAACAAAGCATGTACAAGGATTTATCTCCACGGAATAAATCTTATAAAACAGGTAATAAACATGTAGTCATAGCAATTGATTTTAAAAAGTGGAATACAACAATGAGATATACTACCTGTGATGAAATTTTTACAGCATTAGATAAGCTATTTGGGTATAAAAATTTGTTCAATAGGACTCATGAGTTCTTTTCAAAATGTTATGTTTATGGTAGCTATCAAGGTAATGTGTATAGAACAGTTAATGGTTCTCTAGCAACTAACTCTTCAGGATGGTATGGACACATTGGTGGATTTGAGGGAATACGACAAAAAGGATGGACAATAGTTACAGTGTGTTTAATCAAGATCGCTAGTCGAGATACAGGAACTAGGATTCAATTAATTGGTCAAGGTGATAATCAAGTCATCAAAGTTGAATTGAATGGCAGATTAGGACATCACTTATCTTCTGATCAAGTAAATGAACAAATGAAACATCAATTTAATAGATTTTATTCCTTACTTCAGGAAGTCATGATAAAGGTTGGTTTAGAAATTAAAAAGTCAGAGACTTGGATTTCAGATGAACTATTTATATATGGCAAAAATATTGTCTATCAAGGAAGATCTCTTGGTCTATCTCAGAAGAAATTATCTCGAGTTTTTGATATTTCTAATGCAAATTATATATCTCTTGAGAATGATATATCTACCATTTTTGCAAATGCGATGTCTGC